AGCTTTCGGTGGCATTACAACTCCTCAGTCCAACGCGCCTTTGTTCTCGCCCGGCATGTCTGTGAACTTCTACCGTTTCGGTAGCGGCGCACGCATTCCTATGGCTTGCGACTCTAGCGTGGTGGCCTTGGACGGCAGCAGCATTGTTGAGACTGTGTACTACAACTACAGCACCAACTTGTTGACCACAACTCAGCCCTCTGGCCAAGCAGCTTTGCCAGTGAAGATTTTGCGCACTAGCACCACTGGCAACAAACTTGTCTCGTACAGCTCGGGAACAGGCAACGCCAACTGGACGTCTACTGGCAACATCGCTCTCGTCTTAATCTAATAAAGGAGCCTCACCATGTCCGGCTTTGCACCGTCATTTGTTACCGTCAATCCGCACTACATGATGCCTGAGCTCATCATGCAGTATTCTTTGGCTTCCGGCGCGTTCACCACGCTGGCCACAGAAAACCCAATGGCTCGTTTGGGTGAAGCTGACCTGTATGTCTACGCGAAGAAAATTCAGTTGACATCACAAGTTAGCGCCAATCAATCGACTGTGAACCAGTTGCCCAGCGCATCTGTGATCCCTTCGATGATCAGCACCGCTACTTACCGCCTGCAAACCCGCGCTCAGTACGACAACTTCGACGAAGCTGCTACTGGCCAATGGGGTTACGCTTTGCCCGAAGCAATGCGTCTGGCTGCTCGTCAAGGTATTGCTCAACAACTGCGTAACGCTTTGCTGTATGGTTTCAACCCATCCAACGGCGAAGGCTTGTTGAACACCGCTGGCGCCACCACCCTGAACCTCGGTTCTGACACCAATGGCAACACTGGTTACAGCACATGGGATTCTGGTCAATTGGCTCAGTTCTTGTTGAACATGATCGGCGCTTTGAAAGTTCGCACTTTGCAAATCGGCCAACCTCTGCGTTTGGTGTTCTTGGCACCTCAGCGTTTCATCAGCCAAATCAGCTACTCTGGCGTTGTGTCTTTGACTCAATTCCAACGTATCGGTGCTGGTGTTGAAACCGCCGCAGGCTTGGTTGAAACCGTTGCTCAATGGGCGGGCGGTGATGACGTTAGTTTCGCTGCTGATGACACCTTGATCGGTCAAGGTTCTGGCGGCACCGACGCTATCCTGTTGATCGCTCCTGAGTTGAAGATCCCTAAAGCAAATACCCGCATCAATACCAACGTGTTTGCAAGTTTGACTCCAAACCAAACTGCTACATCTTTGATGTTGACAGACGTGTCTGCTCCTACAGAGATCCCCACTCCAATCGCTGACGGTGGTATCACCACTCTGTACACAATGCGCTCAACTTCTGGTTGGGGCTTGCGTCCTGAAGCATTGACCATCTTGTCTGCTGCTTACTAAGCACAGATTTGGTTAGCAAGGAACCCCACTACGGTGGGGTTTTTTGTTATGATTGCGATGAACTTGTGTGATGCCAAGTAAAAGGTTTTGGGCGGGTAGGGTTTGGTTTCTGTTGTGAGCCCTCGGAAATCTGACCGCATCATCTACCCGCCCACCCCATAAAGGAAGAAATGATGGAACTTTATGTAGCTAATTGCAGCAAGCAAGATTTTGATTTCACTTACATGCTGCCCGAAAATCCCCGCCCTTTCTTGCACCGCATCCGCGCGGGTTCGCAAGTGAAGATCCAAGGTACATCCACTGAAGTTGATCAGATTGTCAAACAACATACCGTCTACGGCATGATGAATGTCGATGAGGTAAAAAAAGGTTTTGGCAGCTTGGCTTATCGCATTGGCAAACCAATCAGCGTAGACGCAATTGAAAATGGTTTTACCCAATCCGAACAAGAGGCCATTGACCGCGCGCTGGAAGCGCGTAAGATTCAGGCTGCGGCATCGGATCAGATCATCCAACAAAAAGCGCAAGAGATGGGTTTGCGTCAAACTGAAGGTCTGGAAATTGAAGTAATTGAAGAAAAACGCAACGCTGCGGATACTGATCCTAAATTTCAACAGACAATCGAAGTTTCACGTGAAACAGCCGCGCCCAAACGTGGTCGTGGTCGCCCATCAAAAGGCTGACTTTTTTAACTAACTGGGTACAATATAGCCATGAGCGACCCCATCATTTCCCCACCAACGCTGACAGGTTTCATTGCTTGGACACGGGCAGTGATGGGCGTACCCACAATGGCAATCGCTGATAACGATCCCGGCTATGCGTATGCGTTTCAGATAGCGCTTGACGTAGTGCCACAAGATTATTCTGCGGCTTCTCCAGATATTTACACTTTGACGGTGTACAACTGGGGAGGAAGTCAACTGATTCAATTCCAGCAAGATATTTCCGGCCAAACTTATTTTTCAGACCTACGCGCAGCGTTTGGTGTAAATAACTTTGTGGCAGGTGTTGTCAGTTCTGCATCAGATGTCTCCACCAGCGAGAGTTTGGCAATCGGCAAAGGTTTACAAAACCTTGACATGATGAGCTTGCAGCGCATCAAAGACCCCTACGGTCGTCAAGCCGTTTCCTTTATGCAATCCCTTGGAACCCTTTGGGGATTGACATGAAATTAAAGCTCGGGGTCATCGATGTACCCGAGCCAGAAGGCGGCACGAGCTATACCGTCGGTAAAGAGCTCGAAGAAAATTATCAGCTGTTTTCCAAATTTGCCGAGTACGACATGAATAACATTGTGAAAATGTTGTCGGAGTCAGCGGCAGGTGCTCTGGAAACTATGCAGATGACAGGCCAATTGCCTACTGATCCATTTGCAGCGGCAGGCGAAGAGATCACCGATAGCTTTAAAAAGTTCATTCAGAACGAGACTTTAGCGACTATGGGTGTTCCCGGCGTGCCAACAAAAGCCGCTTTGGAAGGCCGCACTTTGCGCACAAAAGGTGGTAAAACCGTCAGCAGAGTTAAAAAAGGTCAACAATTTAAAGAAATTGTTGGGGCACGTCGCCCTTCTTTTATATACTCAGGGGTCTTGCAATCGTCCTTGAAAGTGTGGGTTGACTGATGGCCACCGCTACTGAAGCCGCAACCGCTAAATCACAGCTTGCCTCCGGTTTGGCCGAGGGTACGAACACGCTTTCTGGCAATGAGACAGTCACTTTCACACTTTATGTGAAATTAATTTTGCCTTTGGATGGATATGTGTATTGGGTAAACGCCACGTTGCTAAATGACTCGGCTATTTACAATGCATTGACATACGGATTTGGCGAATACAACAAGCCGGGCGACACTTTGCCTGCACGCCAAGTGACGCATAAAGGCTCCTTTCATTTCAATTCTGAATTGCATCAGCTGGAAGACCGCACTACAGCGTACAACCATGTCTTATTTACTTCGTTGGATCTCATCCAAGATTTCAATTTGACCAATCCAAACCTTATCTACGTGGCGACGTATGAGGGTATGCGTTTTGCGTTCAGCCGCAGAGAAAATTTTTACAAACAGGCGGATTTGTATCATTATCGAGGCGACGCGCTGTATTCGATCATGGATACGCAGCTGATCGATTCGATGACGGGGTTTGATACTGAAAGTGTTGTGGTATCAAATAGCCTTCCAATTTGGCTCAGTCTGAATCAGTACTTTCCCTTGTATCCATCCTATTTGGTGGGTCAAAACTTGGCGCCTCCATACGCAAGTGTTGACATTGATCCGCGCCAGACGACAGCTTTGCAGCAATTCCCCTTGTTGGACAGCGAATCAAACCCCTATCAACTTGTGCACGATACGGTTCGTATCACCATTTTTGGCACACGCAATAACGAAGCTTTAAACTTTGCGAATTATGTGTTCCAATACAGCCAAAACACGGATAATATTGGCGTGATGAACATGCCTGTTATTCAAGATGAAAAGGTAACTCAGCCGGAGCTGGGTATCATCGCTATGAAAAAGTCAATCACGTTCGAGGTTTCGTATTACCAAACCACGGTCAACAACGTAGCCAGAAAGTTGATTGAAGAAGCGTTTATCACACTCACACCCATTTAAAGGAGTTTCATCATGGCAGTCGGTCAAAATCAACCTCAAGTCCTCAACGGTGCAACCATCGTTGGTAAAGGTACCAAAACAGCATTGAACATTTCTGCTGCAACAGCTGTGAAAGCCGTTGCTGGCCGTATTGTTAAAGTTAGCGTTATTGTTGCTGGCAGCGCTGCTGGCACAGTCAATGATGCCGCCACAACTGGCGCAGCTGCAAGCGCAAACGAAGTCGCGGTCATCCCCAACACAGTTGGCGTGTATGACATTGATATGCCTACCTCGAACGGTATCGTTATCGTTCCCGGTACAGGTCAAACTGTTGCTGTTAGCTACAACTAATTAGGGGGGCGTCATGCCTAATATTGTCAATGTAAGCGTAACGCAACAAGTTGCGCCTGCTCCATCAACACTGCAACAGACAGGCGCTTTTGTGTCGCAAGGCGCGACAACATTGTCAACCGGGTCTACTGCTTTGTTGACTCAGCTCAGTGATCTGACAAGCATCTTGAAAGGTTCTATAGCCATTTCATCGATGACTTGGAGCACAGGCGTCGTCACAGTCACCACATCGTCTGCTCACGGTATTCCCAGCGGCGATACGATCCAAGCGATCATTACAGGCGTCACGCCAAGCGGATATAACGGCACATTTGCCGTGACATCTACAGGCACGACCACTTTCACTTATGCTTTGGCAAGTAACCCCGGTTCAGTGACCGTACAAGGTGCTGTTACCTATGAAGACGTACAAGAGTTGGTTGCTATGGCTACCACATTCTTTGCTCAAGGTTCAGGCCAAGCAGTGTATGTTTTGGAATTGGGTGTTGGCACTACCGCACAAGGCGTCACAGCTTTGCAAGCGTACATTACCAACCCTACCATTCGTTTCTATAGCTATTTGTTGCCCGCCACATGGGACAGCGAAACTACAGCATGGACAATGGTGAACAGCTATTCCAGCCCCACAGCTGAGACATATTTTTATGTCACAACTACAACGGCGACTTACACAAATTGGGCGTCTAAGAAAGCGGTTTTTGCCACTGTTCAAAGCCCTAGCGCACCTGTTACAGAATTTAGCGCCGCAGCTATTTTCTACGCAACTTTGGTCTACAACCCCAACGCAAGTAATTTGGCACACCCCTTGTCGTTTACCTACGTTTACGGCGTGACACCTTATGTGTTGACCAATTCGTTGCAAACGACTTTGAAAGCCGCTGGCGTCAACTGGATTGGTACTGGCGCGCAAGGCGGTATTAGCAACACGATTATCTTTTGGGGCACGTTCATGGATTTGAATGTGTTTAACTATTGGTATTCTGTTGATTGGACTTCTATCAACGTGCAATTGAATTTGGCTAATGCAATCATCAATGGCAGCAACAATACTGCCAATCCGTTGTATTACAACCAAGCAGGCGTCAACACTTTGCAGAAAGTTGCGCAAGCCACGGTTAACAATGGCGTTGCGTTTGGTCTGATCTTGTCCCCTGCAACAGTCAATGCAGTTCCATTCGTTACGTACATTGCACAACACCCCGGTGACTATGCAAGCGGTACATACAATGGTTTGAGCCTGACCTTTGTTCCAGCACGAGGCTTCGAGCAGATCACAATCTACTTGACTGCTTCTAACATCCCAAGCTAAGGAGTAAAGAATGGCAAACCCACAAGTAATTCAAGGTACATTAAATCGGCTGTTAGCGAGCGTCGTGTTCGCTAACTTCCCCCAATTAAATGTCACCTCATCGTATCTGGCGCGCGAAGCAATCAGCATTGCTTTTGATGGCGACACATCTTTGCTGATCGGCACGTTGACAAGCGCTGTGACTAGCCCTGAACCTTATGTTTATGGCACAGTCACCATGCACTTGTTGCGCACGCAAGCATTGGGTAACGCATTCAAAACCCAAGTGGAAACAAACACCACAATGGGTTCTGTGACTGTGTACCCCGATTCAACAACACTGACCCCATTCCAGTTGAATAACTGTGTTTTGATGGCAGTCCAAGAGATGCCTATGGCGGGATCTGACGCAAGTTTGGTCATTCGTCTGCGCGGTGTGTACAACGTCAACTCAAGCCTTTTTGCAGCAGGATAACTAAATGAAAATTGACCGAAATCTCAACCTCGTGATGCGGGTCGAGACTGAGGAAAACGGTAATGTCTTTGTACACTCCGCTTCTATCAGCCGATCAGTTTTTGAACAGTTTTATCTTGAGCTGGGAAAAGTATTCAGCCAATGCTTTGATAACACTAATCCGAGCCATCTGGCGTTGTCTGCACCTCAACTGGCCTACCCTGCGCTGAAGTCTGTTGCTACAGCACAGGGTAACTGGGAAGGCGCAGGCGGCGTCAGATTCGGTTTGATTAATGAAATCATCCGTTTGACTAGCGTTATTGTTTCAACAGAGAAAGGCTGGGACACCATGCCGTTTGATGTGGCAATAAAACGAGGAATAATTGATGAGGACGAAGAATTGGAGGTTTTGAGTTCGCTAGTTTTTTTTACTGCAATCTCCAAGGTCGCACCGAAAGATCTTCGCAATTCGTTCTTGGAGATGGCAGGGAGCTTACGAAGCTGGGAACTTACATCATCGGACTCTACGGCATACCTGAGTGGTTTGCCGACGTTGACCAAGAAAGAAAATTCTGGCAAGAAGGCGACAGCATCGTCGCTCATATCTTAGAATACTTTTCGACGAGAGGGTTTAGCGAGTTCATAAAAGAATTTGGTGGTAAGTGGACAGATGTGCAAGAGTACCGTCAAAGGCATTTGATCAAGGCAATCAATAACAAAACGATATTTTGACCAAAAGGTGAAAAATGGCTAATGCAAAGAGTGTTATTGAGATTGATGTCCTTGACGAGAAATTTCAAGCTTTTCAAAAAGAGTTTGAGAAATTTCAGAACGCGCTAAAAAAGTTACCTGCTGATTGGAATAAGGTCGATAAGAGCATCGGCGAGATTACCAAAAAGCAAAAAGAATTCAACAAGACTTTAAAAGAGGGCGTCGGTTCGCTCAAAGAAGCCGCCGTCCAAACAGGCGCGATCGCTAAAAATTTGGCGTCTAGCGTCGTGTCAATTGGTAAATGGCTTTCATTGGGCGCGCTTGGTGGCGGGTTTGGCTTTGGTAGCCTTGCTGCATCCGCCAGCGATTACCGCCGCACGGCGCAAGGGCTGGGTGTTAGTACCGGGCAATTGAGAGCAGCAAATGTTACTTTTGGCCGTTTCATAACGCCAGAATCTACGCTTGCTAACGTAGCCAATATGCAGGCCGATCTATCGCGTCGGCCATTCTTGGCCAACATGGGGTATCAACAAAATGCGAATGCAGCCGAGAATCTGCCAAATTTGATTAGGAAGTCGGTAGAGCTTTTCAAGCAAGGTGGCGGTACTGAGCAATGGGCTAAGACAATGCACTTGACCGATGTGTTTTCAATGGAAGAACTGCGCCGTTTGTCATCCATTAGCAAAGAAGAGCTTGAGAAAACAATTGAGTCTTACAAGAAGGCACAAAAATCTCTTGAAGTAGATGATCAGAAAAACCGCGCATGGCAAGACTTCTGGTTCAAATTGCAAGAATCTGGCCATAGACTTGAAACTGCTTTGATTGATAAGCTGGTTGCTCTGGCACCTAAGTTGGAAGAGTTTTCGACAAAGGTGACGGATCTCATTTTGAAATTTGTGGATGCGTTTGGTCAATACCTTGCAAGTGATCAATTCAAAGAAGACGCAGCACGATTGGGCGAATTGTTAAAAAACCTGTCCATAAAAATTGTTGAGGCAGCAGATTATCTAGGTCTGATTCATCTGACCAATGATCAAAAACGTCGCATAGCTGATGAGAAAGCGGAATCTGAAGGGCGATCTGCCGAAGGAAAACTTAATAAAAGTTCATCCACTACGCAAAACGAAAAAGATCGACGCGCACAGTTGATTGACATGTTTGTTGCGCGCGGGTACAACCGTGAAGCCGCCATAGGTTTTGTAGGTGGTTTGCAAGGTGAAAACGCCACGTTTGATCCGAACGTAGAAAATAAAGGCCACATTGGAATTGCCCAGTGGGACATCAACAGACGTAAAGCGTATGAGCGCTTGAGTGGAGATACATTCAAAGGTAGTTCGTTTTACGAGCAGGCAGACTTTATGTTCTGGGAACTGGAACATAACGAGAAAGCTGCAGGAGATGCTTTGCGCCGCGCTACAAACCGCAAAGCTGGTGTTGAAGCTAATATGAGCTATGAACGCCCATACGACCCACGAACACAATCAGGCAGCTATGAATCAGAAACCAATAGAAGATTGTCGATCGCAAACGGTATTAACATAACTGTGAATACTCAAGCAGGCAGCGATTTGACTGTCACCACCAACGCAATGCCCGGAGCTAGTCGATGACTTCTCTTTCACAGACCGTATTTTCGGCCACATATGAAGATTCACCCATCATCTTGCAGGGCGGCATTGCTCAAAATTTACCTTTGCAAGTGCTGCCCATAACATTGATCACTGAAGTGTTTGATGTTCCCGGCATTACGAATGGTCAGCTATTTGCGAAATACAAACCGCTATCAGGCGGAACATTGAGTAAATGGTCGGTCGCTGAATATCCTTTTTCAACAATGCAGATGGCGGCTAACGCGCAAGTGCAGCAGCCCCTCGACATCAGCATGTTGATGATTTGCCCCGCGCAAAACAACGGTGGCTACATATTCAAACAAGCTGTATTGACGGCGTTAAAATTGGCCTTGGATACGCACATCTTGTCAGGCGGTAGCTTTACGGTTGTTACCCCAGCGTTTACTTACACAAACTGTTTGTTGACAAGTTTGAGAGATGTGACGCCCACTGCCGATAAACAAGTGCAGTACATGTTTCAGTGGGACTTTACGCAACCTTTGATTACCGCAGCAGGAGCGCAACAAGTGCTGGGTAATTTGATGAACAAGTTTCAAAACGGTCTGCCTACGCCCAGCAATTTGACTTGGAACGACACGCCGCCAACACAAGTAAACGATTGGTATGAGTAAAGGCTGACCATGACCATCATCCCATTCAATCAAACCGCGACGGCTAATTTTCAGTTCAACCCTGTGTTGGATGGAACAACCTATGTGGCCATCTGTACATACAGCAGTTATGCAGCACGTTTCTATATCAGTATCTACGATACAAGTGGCAACTTGATTATGATCCGTCCGATTGTTGGATCGCCGGATGAGTATGACATCAACCTGTTGTTTGGGTATTTTCAGGCGTCAACGCTGTTGTACCGCGTCAGCAGCAACTCTTTTGAGATCGCGCCGTAATGCGTTACTACCAGATAAAGATCAGCCCAAGTTCAGTGAGTAAAGTTTCATTTACTCCGGTGGTTTACTCATCCATCAACAGAAACGGTACGGACAACGGCGCGGCTTTATCTGTAGACATCGATGTGTTTCAAACATGGTACAACCAGCCAGCTCAAAATGGTTTCATAACTATCAGAGGCGTTGACTTTTCACAATTAAATCAATCTGCGAACTTCAATTTTGCAAAGATTCAGGTGTATGTCGGCATGAGCAAAGGCTTGCCTTACGCCAATCCCAAACAAGCAGGATTGATAATTGACGGCACCATCTTGCAATGTTTTGGGAATTGGTTGGGAAATGATGTAAGTTTGAATTTGGTGATTGCCCCCGCCAATTACGACCCAAATCAAAACGTCAATTTGTCATTCAATTGGCAAAAAGGCGCGACGCTTACCGATGCGGTAAAAGCGACGTTAAATAACGCTTACAAAGATGTGCCGATAAACGGTCAGTTTTCTAAAAATTTGGTTTATCCGCAAAATGCGGCTGGCCAATATTCAGATTTGCTTTCATTTTCAAACGCCATTAATAAACTGAGTCGTCAGGTCATCAAAGACCCAACCTATTTTGGTGCTCAAATTTCTAGCACTTCAAGCGGCTTTTTGCTTTTTGACGGCACGAGCACATCGGTGAAAACCAACAACATTGATTTCACGGATATGGTGGGCAATTTGACGTGGAAAGACTTTGCTACGATCAATGCGAAGTTGATCATGCGCTATGACCTAAACGTCGGCGACTACATTGTGTTTCCGAAAGGATCGCCCGTATTGAACGTGGTAAATAATGGGTCGCAATTCAGGAACAACATATCGTTCCAAGGCAAGTTCATCATTACCTCCGTGCGGCACGTAGGGTCTAGCCGTCAACCAAACGGTTACAGTTGGTGCACCATCGTTGACGCTGTTATTCCGGGGACGCCATTGGTATGAGCAACTCACAAAAAATTCCTTTAGCCGTCAGCCTGAACAGGTTTACGGAAAAGAAAATACAAGATTACAACGACATCTTGGGCAAGATATTGCCCTGCTCTGTTACAGCTGTAGAAGGTAATTTTGTCACGGTCAATTTTGAGATATTGGCTGATGATCTGACACTTCCTCCTGTGACAATACCGATCGCGCAAAGCCAATACACGCGCTTGCCGATCCAAGTTGGCGACAAGGGAATCTGCCTTGCGGCAAATACTCGGTTGGGCGGTATCACAGGTGAAATATCTGAAACTGCCAATATTCCGGCGCCATTAGATCAACCTTCCAATTTGGGTGGGTTGGTGTTCATGCCTATTGGTAACAAAACATGGTTCACAGTAAATGGTAACTATTTAGTGCTATATGGCCCTCAAGGTGTAGAAATAACTATTCCAGATCAAAGCGTTAAATTGGTTTTGACAACATCAGGAATTACAATCACAGGCAATTTAACTGTGAACGGAAACATATCTTCGACGGGCACTTTGACCAACAATGGCAAGAACGTCGGCAGCACACACACCCACAGCGGGGTCACTGCCGGAACTGGTAACACAGGAGCACCCAATTGAGAACCTATGGAAAAAATCAAGACGGGCAATGGGTAGAGATTACCAATACAAGCTATGTCTGGTTGGCCACGCTCGCCCAAACTTTGCGTTTGAATCAAGGCGAAAGCCCTTTCTACGCAAATTACGGCATACCTGCGCACACTTCAGTGATGACTCAGGTAGCGCCCAATGCCGCAGTCAATAGAACACAGCAACAATACGCACCATATTTTGCAAGCTTGACGGTGTATAAAGATCCAACGCAAACGGATCCCACCTATATAATCAATGCGGTTTTCCAAAACGGGACGACCCTTCAAACCAGTGTAGCGACATAGGATAGAAAATGGCATCAATCACATCCGCAGGCGCAATTCCGGCAACCCCCACGGACTTGTTAAACGAAGAAATTGCGCTGGCGACAACCTTGTCGCCGGGATTGACTGCCAACTTGCCCGGCTCTTTGGTCGAAGACATGGCCTCCACAGCGGCCGGCGCTTTGGTGGTGCAAGATCAAGCTTTCGTTGATTTAGTCAACTCCATCAGCCCTTACACTGCCAACTCGATCATGTTGTATCAATTGGGCGAAGTTTATGGAGTGGCGCAAGGTGTTGGATCAAACACTTCCGTTTATGTAACTTTTACAGGAAACCCCGGCTTTGTTATTCCTGCAGGTTTTATCGTATCTGATGGTAACTACCAATATACAGTGCAAGACGGAGGCATCATCAATGCAGCTGGCGTCAGCGCTGCACTGTATTGTTTGGCCAATACCAGCGGTTCTTGGGCGGTTCCTGCAGGTACAGTGACTCAGTTGATCACTTCAATCCCTTCCGGTTACACCATCACGTGCACCAACTCAACAGCGGGGGTACCCGGCGCCGCCGCGCAGTCTTTACAAAGCTATCAAGCACAAGTGATTCAAGCAGGTCTTGCTTCAGCACAAGGTGCACCTACTTTTCTAAAAACATTGCTGCAACAGGTCAGCGGCGTACAAGCGCGGCTGATCTCTATCTTGAACCCCGCTGTTGGGCAATGGGAGATCATCTGCGGTGGCGGCGATCCCTATCAAGTTGCGAACGCCATTTTTCAAGGCATTCCTGATATTTCCGTATTGACAGGTTCTACTTTGTCCGTGACGGGGATCACAAAGGCCAACCCCGGCGTGGT